ATATCGCGCGCGGAGATATGCCAAGCCTGCTGTTCAACCTTGTAGTTCGGATCAAGCGGCATGGTCACAGCACGGACAGCGCCACTGCTTAGACGTATGGTGTATATCTGCCCCCAGCGGTTGTTTGGATCATCTCCGCTTGGGGGGTTCGGACACCAGCCGCGGCGCTGTCCAACGATGACGTCGGTGTTGGCATCGAATGGAGAGATTGCCATGTCTGCATGGCCGAGCCCGAAGATAGAGCCAGTGTTCGGATCGGCTCCAGTAGCCGGCCCATTTGGATCGTAATCTCCGTTAATATCCTCATGATTGTAGCACACGTACGTGTTGGGGTCATAAGCGTGAGGAGTAAGCACCTGCGTATTTGAATCATGATCGTAGACGCGGAGGAAGTCGCTTACGGCGACTACTGCGTAGTTCCCGCTTGGGGAGATTGATGCCCAATCGATGCTGCAATTGGGCAGTCCGAGTTCGTCCAACAGGCCGCAGGCACTTACATCCGTCACTGGTCCAACGCCGATGCTACCGTTTGAGTTGGAGCGGGCCATGTTGACGGTGAACATCCTCGTAGCATCGTGAAGGAGAACGAATCTCGAGCCGTTCGCGCCTTGCCCCTGGTTCCCCTCGCTGTTCCCGATGCCATCGACGGTGAAGGGCAGGTTCCATTTCCTATCCTGCCTGCATGTGGATTGGTCAATCCACTCAAGGAGCTTGCCACGTGCGATGAATCTAACGTATTCCGTCCCGAAGCCGCAGCCATAGCACCAACGACCTTCGCCGGTAGAAGAGCATGCCGGCCAGAGGGGCTCGTATGTCTCTCCGTTGAGAAAAAGCTCACCGTTGCTAGTACCTGTGTCGGTGTAAAATTCGAGATGTAGAGCCTTTCCGTTTGAATTCCACGGCTGGTCCTTGGAGTAGTGATGTCGAGTCTTCAGTGGCCAGATCCCGGGCGGGTACGCAGGCTGCCCTTGTCGCCTTCCAGTCCAGACAATCTCGTTACCGACATCTCCAGTGAGACGCTTGACGGCGGTGTTGAAGGTGGGATCTGTAGTCCAGGTCTGATACGCAGGCCTCGTCTGCAGGTCCGGCGCGTTCGCGATTCGCTTGCCTGTATTCACGCCCGTGAGAGCGGCGAACGTGAACCAAGTCGCAGCGATGATGAGGATGAAGAGCAGCGGGCCGTATTTGCTTGACTTCATTTACCCTCCTTCTGAGCGGCGACGAGCTTGTCCTGAAGAGGAACAAGCTCTCTTGCAATCTTCCCGGGGATAGTTACCTTGTCGCAGAGTTCGATGAGGAAGGTAAGTTCCTCATCCGTGAGCTCGACTTTCTTCATCTCCTCCTCCTTACGCTGCCAGGCCGACGGTGCGAAGTAGAGTACGCAGGGTATTGTATTTTGTCGTCAGTTCCTTGAAGTTGTCGTTTAGAGTAGCCTGGTCGAATGAGGAGCCAACATCGACCACTTCACCGTCTGCGGTTCCACCACCGCTATCATCAAGCTCTCCGGGGTCCGATGGCTGGACTACGGGGGTGGCGTTCCACCACGCCTGTTTCTGATTGGTCGCCGTCCCCCACTTAGATCCGGTTGAGGTTCCAAGGACAATGTTACCAGCATTGGAAAACACCACCCCGGCATAGGTAGGCTGGGCCGTGTCCTTGACGTTCTGGTTGAACCAGTCCGAGAGGGTAATGGTAGTGGCGGAAAGTCCGGTGAATACTAGAGTTCTGGATAAGCTAGCAACATCGAACGTCAGCGTCTTGTTTGCTGCTATCCCAGTGTTAGTCGTCTGGAGTTGAAGGGTGAAGGAGGCGGCGGTATCTTGTAGGAAGATACCTAGGAGGCCCTGTGTTGTTGCTTGGCCGAGTGTCTGGGTACGGATCGTACCGACTGGATATAAAGCTGTCGCGCTGAGTTTCCACGCATCGGCGTTGTTAACGCCAAACGCGAGGATCGCAGTAGTTGATGCGTCGGACTTGATCCAGTTAGTCCCCATCGTCCCTGCGGCCTTGCCGAATAGCAGCTTCTTAACCGTATGGATCTGAACATCTGCCGCAGAAGCTAGACCCCACGACACCGCTCCAGAACCGGCTGACTGAATCCGAATGCCATAGCTCTTGGTAACAGGACCGCTGAAGGAGAGCGTCCGGATATCTACACCTACCATCTCTGGCCAGGGGGTGGAAGTAGCCGCCCCAGAGACGTTGTGGTGGATATCGAGCATCCTACAGGAGATGGGGAAACCTACCATTGGAGCCAAGGATAGATCTCCCGTTATGCTAATTCTCTGGCCCGTGAAATTATATGAACTACCCGTCTTGGCGATCACTGCGTAGAGAAGATCACCCCCTGAAGTTAGTGCAGACCATGTGGAGCCAGAGTCCGACGACATCCAGCCGGATCCAACATCTCCATCTGTGCTATCAGCCAGCACCATCAGCGTCCCTGCTCCGTTTACGAAGATACGTAGCGCGTACTCGGTTGACGGAGTTAGGTTGTACGAAGAAATGCCTATGTTGATCCATTCGCCGGAAGAATCGGTTGTGATGGCACTTACATCAAGAGTTCCGGAGCCAAGAGAAGCTCCTGTCGGCTTGTGGCTGGCGTTTACCGCATATAGGTTAAACCCAATCGTACCGGGATTTCCAACCCGATAGCATCGGAACTGGACGTGGTTGGTCTTGAGACGGGCGGTAGAGGAGAAGAATGTTTGACAGAGATAGGAGGTCCCAGATATTCCATACTCTGTATCTACTACCGCACCCCAGTCCTCGTTCCACGCAAGAGATGGCTCGGTAGTGTTCCCGTCTGTGCAGTCAAACGATCCAAAGCCCCCGTAATACGAGCCGTAGTTCGCACAGATAACATCGGCTATGGAAAAGGGTCCAATATCCGCGTCCATCGTCGGGTTGACATTCAGGGCAGTTGACCAGACGCCTGTAGTCATGCTGTCGTTTATGGTAACGAGATTGCCGTAAACGCCCGGAGGGCCAGAGCCGTATATATTTAGTGGAGTTAATCCGACGAACAGCCTACCCTTGATCCTGGCCCCCCTGGAGGAGTAGCCATATGTAGCGGAATTAGACGGCCAGGATTCAACGATAGTTTGGCCCAACTGATCGTTCAACTTCAAATGGGCGTCGGCCGGAGATGGGGTCAGGGTTAGATTCGTCCCATCGCTCGTCAGCGTCAAGGAGTCGCCTACCGTAGCTCCTGCACTGATCAGGCGGTCAGCATAAACCGCTTGTGGGTAGAAGGTTAGCATGCTTTAGAGACGTCGGTAGATAATACGTGCATTCTGGATACTCTCCGCAGCGTAGATTGAGGAGCCTAAGCAGATGTAGAGTCTATTCCCTGCGGTGAGGTTCTTTTGGAACGCAAAGTCGGAGTAGTAACGTGCTCCATTAGGCAATGAGACTGTCTTTGGTAGGACATCACTCATCCCATCCTTGAGGAGGAAGTCAAGAGCTCCTCCACTTGGAGGTTGCTCTACTGTTACCTCAAAGCCTGTAATCTGTGCAGCCCTTCCTACACCCAGATCTAGACCTTGAGAAAATAGCTCTAGAGAGGCTGTGAGAAGGTAGAGATAGGCGAAGGTGTAGTCTCTTTCAGTCGGTACGAGAGCGATAGTACTACTTCCCACACCTCCGCCGAAGGAGAGACTGCCTGCCGGTTGTAAGCCAGCGCTGCGAAGCTGCACGGCAAGGGATGGATGTGGTTCGTCCGCGAACCGCTCGGCCACTAGAGCCGAGCGGTTCCCGTCGCGAGTGAAGTCTTGAGGGTAGCGGAAGACAAAGCCGGAGCGAGGGTCTTCCTTCCACCTACAGCCTTCGAGACGACTTTCGGAACGATGCATGTTACTCGAAGTAGATGAAGAGGTACCCAGAGGCCCATGCAGCGGCTGTAGCACCATACCACAGCCCTGGTGTAGTGTTATCTGATCCGAGGTTCGTCATTGCATCCAGGAAGAACTGCTCGTTGACACGTTGAGCAGAAGTGTTTGCCACCCAGCTCCAGATGAGGTTCGTCTGGGCGTCGGACAAGTTCGTCCGAGATCCTGCACCGCCAGCCCCTGAAGTCCCGGTGAGGATCATGGAACAAATCTTCACCGGAGCATTTGCGATCTGCCGCAAGGTGGCGTCAGTGAGGTCGATGATGAGAGGGTTCGTTGTCAGAGTATCTGCCATGCTCCCCTCCCGTCGTTAGTCGTTCGCCTCGGTGCTTGGATGCGAGTCCTTCATCGCGGCTGCGACGGTGATCACGAGTCTGCCGGCGGCTGTTGCGATCGTGCCGAAGATTGCGAACTGCTCTCCCTGCACGTAGTCACGTGCCGCGGAACCGGAAAATCCCAGTGTCCCGCCAATAGGCGCGAGGGTTGTAACGGTGTCGGTTGCAACACCTGTAGTGTCATTTGCTGCGACTTGAACTCCTCCTGCTGCGGTAATCATCGGAGCTGCCGAGGCGCTCTTTCGGAACTTCAGAGCAGAGAGAGTGCCTGTGGCACTGAGCCAGCGAATGGCGACGCGATGGAGACGCATGCCTTGTGGGGCTGTGAGGTGGTAGAGCATGACGTCTGTTCCGGAGGCTGCAGTGATGTCGACCGTCTCGGTCGAGATAACGTAGCCTCCGGAGTTCGGACCGGAGTATGTACTTCTCGTCATGTTCAGACCCCCGGAGTTCCGTCGACGCCACGCCAGTCACCGTGGCCACGACCGAAGCGGCAGTAGGTCTTGAACTTCGAGTCGCCAGTGTCGAAGTCGTCCGCACCGTTGAATTCGGGAGAGACGCGCCAGTAGAACCAGAGATCCGTGTCTCCCTTCGCAGCGAGCAGCCACCAGGCCGTCGTCGAGGTCAGGAAGATGTCCGTCTTCCACGCGATCCCCTCGCCTTGCAGAGCGTTGATCGTGTTGTCGGCGCTGTCGGGTTTCTTCTCGGTAAGCATGAGTTCCTTCGCCTTGAAGCGAAGGTCCACAGGCAGGAGAAGAGTCACTGGATTCATCATGACGGGGATGGCGTTCTCGTCCGTCATCTTCGTGAACCGCATGATCGAGGCTTGGAGCGCTGTCTGGCCGAGGGCGATGGCCGTCGCTGGCTTGTTGGCATACGTCGCGCCGTTTGATAGGACGTGGGCTGTATGGCAGAGCTCGCGGGCTGTTCCATCACCTTCCGGCCAGCCGGGGTAGGCAGCATCGAAGGCGCTGTTCATGACGATGTGGCCTTGAACCTCGATGACCTGATTCACGCCGCGCGCGTGCGCCTTGTTCATGCGCTTCATGATGTTGTACAGGTCGTCGTCCCACATTTCACGAGTGATTCGGTAGCCACCACCGTACGACTGCATGGTGTATCGAATCTTGGCGCCGTACTTCGCCGAGCCGTAGTTGATCGCTTCGCCCTCGTCCTTTGTTCCGAAGGAGGTGAAGCCGGGCACGTACTGATCTTCCTCGAACGCACGCTTGGTCGTGGTGACGTTCATGAAGAGGGAGTACATCGAGGGCCAGGCCTTCAGTTCCTCGAAGTGGGTCTTGCGGAACCCTGGAACGAGGAGGTTTGCGAACTGGCCAGTTTGCATCGGACCGGGCATGTAGTGATCTCCTTCTGCCGTTGGTTACGTGGTCAGGATCGTGAGAGCGAGCTGACTGGGGAAGAGAACGACTTCGAGGCGTCCGTTTGTGACGCCGAGACCATCACGGCTGTCGACGTCGATGCAGTAGCCCATGACACCAGCCGCTGCGGGAGTCCAGATCAGCTTGCCGAGACCAGCTGTCCCACTGAAGGTGAGGGTACCTTCGATGCCGATGTCCGCAATTACGGTTGAGCCGGAGTTCCTGCAGATCGAGAGTACCATCTGCGTCGTGAGGAGCGCAACTGAGATGGGCGTGTCTGTTACGCCCGTGGCGTCCTGCATCGCCAGGCCGTAGATCTTGTCGGTACCAAGGGTACCGATGACGGTGACCTTCCCCGCGACGAGGAAGACCGGCGCGCCTGCTTTGAAGGACTGGGCGGCCGCTTCGGGGTGGGTCTTGTGAACGATCGGTCCGCCGTGAAGCACCTTGCAGATTTCTGCATACACGATTGCCATTTACTTGTCCTCCGAGAGATTCGTGCCTTCGTGGAAGGCGGTGATTTGATGCTTCTCCGATAGACCGGCGTTGGCCATTTCCCGGTTGAGCTTGGCCGCTTCGGCCTTGTTCCAGTCCTTCGACGCGCGAATACGACGCTTGTTCTCCTCCTCGACGCTCTTGAGAATAATCTCCCGCTTGGCGTTTGGAACTTGCATCAGGATCGCGTCGCCGAGGCGAATGCAGCCATCGACGGCAACGATGTCCCCCATTTCTTCTTTCTTCGTCTTGACGACTGAGTAGCCGGCCAGGACGTAGGCGTTGTTTTCAGCCGGTTTCTCTGGGCCCCAGAAGGCGGTGAAGCCGGGCTTGATGAGGCCCTTCTTTATCGCCTGAGCCGCGACTTGTGATGTCATGCTGTCGTAGTCAAGCATGTGTTAGGCCTCCTTTGTATCTGACTGTTGTGCAGAGCTGAAGTGGACGAACTCTTCCGGGGTCATCCCGAACTCCTTGCACATCTTCTGTTCCATGTCGTCGAGCTGGACTTTGGACTTCGGGCCCTTTGGACCAGGGGCGCCTGAGCCCGCGCCGGTCTCAGATTCAGATGTCTCGGCGATAGTTGCCGAGGCCGCTGCGCGTAGTTCGTTGTAGTGACGGCCTGTTACGATGTTCACGGCTTCCATCCACATTGAGAGGTTCGCGCGGGCTGTGTCGTTCGTGTTCTGCATAACCTGCTCGACTTCAGGCCAGAAGGACTTGACTAGCTCCTTCGGAGCCGCGTTCTTCGCACGCTCGCGAGCGAATTCCTCCCAGTTCTCTTGCGACTGTGAGGCCATTGGGCCGATGCGCTGTTTGAAGTATGAGTCGAGTTTCTTCGCATCGTCGGGATGGATCTCGACGGGAGGGTCTTCGGGCTTCTCCGGTTCGGTATTCGCGCGCTGCCCGACGGTCTCGAGAGCTTGGAGAGCACGTTCCGCGAGCTTCGTGTTTTGTTCTCGAAGAGTTCGAATCTCAACGTCGCGAGGGTCTTCGGTCTTCTTCTCTTCAGTCTGTCTCGGGTCTGGATTCGGGTTTACCATCGTCTATGATCTCCGCGGGTAAGGCAAGGGCTTTGTTAAAAGCCTCCCATCGCCCCTGCGCCTTCAGGACTTCCTCCCATGAGCTGCTCGAGAGACACGTTTTGTTCGCCTGATCCATTGCCTCCACCAGGCGGCGGACCAAGCGCTGATAGAGCGGATTCGCCTTCAGCTCCAACTCCGTTGAAGGATCCCACATTTTGAAAGAGCTCCCTGATATCCGGGCTGAGAATTGCGATGTCCCGCTGTTCGAATGTCTCGAGCAGTTTCTCGAAGCCAGCCTTCGCCGCCACGGAGATGCGGATACCGACTTCTTTGAGCGCGGGAGGCGTTTGGGGGTTCGACAGGAGCATCGCGAGTTGGAAGAGACGATCGTAGTATTGAAATGCGACGCCCATGAGGGTTTGTTGGTTCATCTTTTCGACTTCGCGGTTCATGGCGGCGGTGGATGCGGCGACTTCGATCCCGATTAGTTCGCGAAGCATGCCGCGAGGAAGTTGCATCATCATTTGGACGAGCATTCCATCGTCGCCGAGAGCGTAGTAGGAGGCGCCGGTGGGGCGGAATTGCTGGAACATTTCAAGAAGGCGCATACCGAACTCGCCGACGTATTCACGGAAGTCGTGAGTTACAAAGTCGAAGCGACGGTTTGATTCTTGAATGAGCGCGAGAGTTGTCGTAGCCGTCCCGCGTCGACCAATTACCGAGCTCTCGCGCCCAAGGTTGTAATCGGAAACGCCGGTTGCACGCTCGGCGTAGTCACGCATGACGAGGCCGAGTTGGAAGATTGAACCGTGGACTTCGCCGAGAGGGAAGTCTTCTAAGTCCTTGACGTCGTCGAGCAGCCAGACTTTGCCGGGGTAGATCATTTGGCCGGGACGGATGCCAGAGCCCTTGCGCGCTTTGAACATGCGAGTGTTGGCGATCGTCCCGTTGTCTATGCCTTGGTTCATGATCGTGGAGAGGGCAGCTTGGTATTGTTCGGTCATCTCGCAGATGCCGCGACCGTACGGCCAGCCTTCGACTGGGAAGTATGTTGGGAGCAGGATGTCGCGCCATTGTGGGAAGTAGCGGTTGAACGTCCAGCGGAGGGGGATCATCGATTCGCGATGGAGGACGAGGCGCTGTTCGACTTCCTCGCCATCTTCGGTGAGCGGCGCGCGGAATTGAATGATGTCGAGCTCGAGGTCGCGTCCGTAGCCGGTAGAGATGCCGGACATGATTTCGCGTTCTTGCAAGTTCGGGTGAGGGAATTTCTTCTGCCAGTCTTTGAGTTGCGCGACGGCGTCGAGCTTGTAGTGACCTGCGGCTGCGCGGGATTGGATCTGACCGAAGCGGAGACGGACAGCCTCGCGGACCCATTGAGCCGAGCCGACGGACACGGCGTCGCTGGGGAGGGTGAAGTTCTCGTGACGGATCATCGAGCTCACGGGTCCTTCACGGACGACATGCACGTCCTCGACGGCTTGGAAGTTCTCATCATACGTGAAGGCCTTGCGACGGAGCGGGTCCCAGCAGATCTTCCATGGGCAGTAGCCGAACTTCGTTGTGGCAAAGGCGATGTCGCGAAGGCTGCTGTGAAAGCCGGGCAGTTCCTCTCGATAGTCGGAGACGACACGTTTGACTTGGTAGTCAAGGAAGCGCTCCAGAGGTTTGGCAAGAGGTGCCGTCATTGCGGACAGAGCCTTCGCGACGAAGAGGGCAGGGTAGGCTTCGATTGTGCGGACGGTGCGCGCGACGATCGCGTCGCTGGTCATGGCGGTTAGGTTGACGGTGATGTTGGCTGCGCCGTCGAAGGGGAATGTTTTGCGCTTGACTTTTGGAGAGCCTTTGTATTGGCGCTCCCACTTCTTGACGTTCTCAAGCATCTCGACTTGTTCTGCGTCCGCGCTGTCGAGTTCGTCACGCAGCCATCGGAGGAGCTCGGTTTTGCGTTCAGCGGAGAGCTTGACTTCCGCGTATGGGAAGGAGTTTGGAGTCGAGCTAGGCATTTAGCTCCTCATGGTTATGTATGCGGGTGGCCAGCGGCGCCTTCGGCGCCGCCGACCACACCGCCCCCCCTTTATCCCCCAGCAACAAGGGGCGCGCATGTTTCATGACAAGGACCAGGTTGCTGGTCAGAGTCGTCAGGGGTATGACGTGGCTCTTGGTCCTGGTCCTTGTCATGGTCGTTTCTCCTGAAGACGCTTAGCACTGCTACGTGCGTTGCCCGCTTCGTTGGCAAGCTCGAAGTCTCGATAATCTCCGCCGAGAAGTTGAAGCAGCCGCGCTGCGGGATTTGCAGAGGTCTTGTTCTTCTGCAGGGCGGTTAGGTAACGCGCGACGAAGTTCGCCATGTTTGGATCTGGATTGTTTCCGTAGTCTTCGCCGTAGCCAAGGTCATGGCCGAGCTCGTGGATCGTAGTCTCGAAGAGCCCTGTGGAGTCTCTTGGTGCTAGGTAGACACCACGATCCGAGGAGCGATATTCTCCAACGACATTGTACTTCGGCTCGATAAACCCTCGGAGCATTGGTTGCGGGCCGCTATATTGTCTCGGAGTTACAAGAGAGGGGTTCGCGCGTCCGACGAAGTCGCGGAGGAGCGTGAAGATGGACATCATTCGAGTGGCTTCTTCTGGTGTAATCCCGCGAGTGTCTTCTGCATCGACGAAGTCGGTCATCTTCTTATTAGCGGTGAGGACTCGAAGTGGCCGCTCGGTGGAGGAGAGGCGGATCTCATTAGGCTTCGTATCTGAGTACCCTTGCAAGATGGGGTAGTCGTACGACATGCGCCGCGAGAACATCTCTGCCGGGCTAGCCATCGTCGTCAGTACCCCGTCGCTGCATCGCGCTGCGCAATGTACTCGTGCTCTTCACGTTCCTGTTCCTCGATCTCGTCCTCGTCGTCTGGACGCCTCCAGTACTTGACTGCGTATTGAAGTGCGTCGAGCAGGTCTTTGTCACGACCGCGTGGGAACGTCACGAGCTCGGCGTGGAGCTCGGTCATTGACTTGCGAATGAAGACCTGGCGCGCGTTGAAGAAGGGCTGCAGGCCGCGGATGCGGTCGTCCTTGTCTCCGCGAGCCTTTTCGGCGACGTATGGAATCCACGTACCCTGGTTCTCCCCCCGCTCGCGAGCCCAGTGCACGATCTCGTCTTGGAACCCGACGTCTTCCACAGGCACGCGTGAAGGATGCCAGCGCTTGTTTAATTCGAAGATGTGGTTGATCGTCTCGCTCGCCGGCATCTTCTTCTTGACATAGTCGGCTATGATCACGGCGCCGTTGGGTGCGCGACCCGACACGATCAGCGCGGTCTTGGACTTGCCGGTCCTCTTGCCCGTCGCCAAGTCGATTGAGAGGATCCAGGAGAACGCGCTGCGCGGGATGCGGCGGCCGTCGCTCGCCAGGACGATGTCCCCATTGTCGCCGAAATCATAGTACCGGATGTCCTCTGGTTTGAACTCGGTGACATCTGGATGGATAGGATTGCAATGGTACTGGCACGAGTACCTATACGGACCCATTGTCCTCTCAAGGGCCGCCAGACCTTCATGTGAGAAGCGTTCGAAGAACCGGATGTTGCCCGCGCTATCCAAGACGCCACATCCGCCATCGTCCCAGGCAAACTTCAGCAAGCTAGACCCAAGGCGTTCTTGCACGTTGATGTACAAGTCGGCCAGGTCCCAGGGCGTGCCGATCCAGGTCATCTCGTCCCGTTCCGGTACTTCGAGAATCGGGTCCGAGTTCGCGTCCCAGCCAATCGCGTCTTCCATCACAGCCGGCGAGTCGGCGGCCTCGTCTCCGATCAAGTCGTCCTTCCCAAAGCGCGTGCCGTGGTGACCCTGGATCTTCGCCCCGACCGCGCAGATCCATAACGAGGGATCTGCGAATGAGTCGGGTCTATTGATGATGAACTCGCGGTCGTTGTCGCGGAAGTCCCGTGAAGAGGGGTCGGGAAGAAGTTCGGGGAAGAGCCAGCGGAACGTATCGTTGCGGTAGAAGTGGCCGCGAATTTCCTTACCGAACTTAACGGCTAGATCCAGGGTCTCGGACGAGAGGACGTAGCGTTGATTCGGATCGTTGATCCACGTCCAAATCGGATAGGCGATCGACCCAATCGTGCTCTTGAAATGCCCTCGCGGAACGATGAGCATCTTCCGCTTCGCAGGGTTTTGCAAGAACTCGCACATGGGTAGATGTACGCGAGGATTTAGGTCAGTGTATCCGAGCACTGCCCTCGCCAGGAAGTACAAGGATGCTTTCGACCTCGCTCGCAGGTCCTCTTTCAGGTCCTCCGCTCGCGACGTCGCTCGTACTTGCTGGGGGGAGAGCTCGTTGGTCTGGAGAGGGTCCAACGACATCCTGGTTCCGCGCCTCTTCGATGTGTTGAATAGTGCTTCCGATCAAGTCGACGAGTTCCTGGCTAGGTTGGATCTCGCCCTGTACACGCACCTGCTTAATCGCGCCATGTCCAAGCCGTTCGAGATGGTCCGTTAGAAGGGTCGCCCTCAAGCGCTCGTTCGAAGAACCGAACATGATCTCTCGCAAGTCATCATATGCAGAGTTCGCGTCGTCCTGCATCCTGGTCCGGAGATCGGCCCCATCTCGCCTCGTCGCGGAATCGAACTCCTTCCAAACTCTCTCCTCTAACTTCCGAAGCGAGATCATGAACGCGTCCGTCCCCGTCACGTGTCGGATCCAGGCCGGCGTCAGCCCCATCTCATCGGCGATCTCCTCCGTCTTCTGGCCAATGAGAAGGCGACGAGCGATCTCTGCGTAGTTCAGGAAGCGCCTCGCCTCACGCACGTTTCATCCTTTCCTTCTGCGTCTTCGTGTGAAACGAAGAGGGCTGCTTGAGGAACGCGCGCTGATCACGCCTGACTGCATAGTCGCGTGCGAACCAGCAAAATGCCTCCCAGCGCTCTCTCCACGTCCGAGCGCTCGACAAGGCGCGGCCTAGCGGTACGTACGACATCTTCGTCTTCAATCTCCTACGTTCTGGATCTAATATAGGTCCTTTTTAGGTCAAAGTCAACGTCCGGTCCTTGCGCTGCAAGCTCAACGTCCGTCAGAATCCGGACCACAATTCCGAGCGA